GGGTGGACCTTCAGTAAAAGGTAATGATGACCAATACGATGGTGTAATGGTACAGGCATTTCCTGCTGGAAACTGGGGTTATCACTTAGGTAAGAATGGTTCACAAAAGATGCACATCAACTCAATTGGTGTTGAGGTATGTAACTTCGGATATGTGAAAGATGGTAAAACTTATGCAGGTACAACGGTTGAGGAATCTCAAATCGTTAAATTAGCAAAACCATTTAGAGGACACTCTACTTGGCATAGATACTCTGATAAGCAAATTGAAAATCTAAAATTATGGATGCAATTCATCGCTGAAAGAGATGGTATCGATATCAGAGCTGGTTTACCTGCGTTGATTAAAGAAAAAGGTGCTGATGCATTCGAATTCAACGAAGATGCATTCTATGGTAGAGTAAAAGGTGTGTGGACTCACACTAATACAAGACCAGATAAATTTGATATGTTCCCACAACAAGAGTTGTTGGATATGTTAGTATCTTTGTAATATGAAAGAGAGATTAAAGGTATTGTGGTGTAGATTACAAATGGCTTTTTTCGAAACACTACAAATGTGGTAAGATATGTTAGTATATTGTAAAGTTGTTAATAAAGGTAGGAGTGGAGAGCCGGAACAACTTGTTTTTCAAAGACAAGATAATTTGGAACGAATCGAACCCGAAACTATAACTAAGGTTAAAATTGGCAATCGATATAAAGAACCAAACATAAATGAGAATATGGAATATATTCTTAGAAATATGGGACACTATTGCTATATTGAGTATCAAGACAACGGAGAATTTAGACATACACTAATATTAGATTAAAACAAAGGGAGAAGAAATTCTCCCTTTTTTATTTGGATATGTCAAAACTTTTTTGTATATTTGATTTGTAATTAAGTTTTAACCCTAAATCAAATCATATGGCAATTGCAGATTTTATCGGACAAATGGTAAATGTGGTAGTTACTTTGGAAAATGGTAGCACTGGTAAGAAACTACTTAAAGTTTGTAAAGCAAATTCTCGTTCGGTTCTATTCATTGAAGTGGATAAGCCAAATCGTAAAAACATCTTCCGAAAGGTATTTACCAAAGATATTATGAATGTGGTAAACGATGATACATCTGGAAATAATGTAAATTCAGTTTATATGCGGAAAGGTGTTCTACTTTCCGAACACAAATGGGAATCTTCTTGGGATGCTATTGGAACTAAAACTATTAGTGGAAATACCTATGGATATCGTTCCACAACCAACTCCCGAGCTGGTTTTCCGATGGTGTAAAAAAAATTCAAATGTATTTGGAAATGTGAAAAACTTTTCGTATATTTGTATCAAATAAATTTCAGGTAGCCACCAAAAACTCGGTTTCTTGATATTTATATAAGGTGTAGGAAAGACACCAAAATAAAACCAATAAAACAATTAAACAATTAAAATTTAAACAATTATGGCACTAGATTTAAGCGCAATCCGTGGACGTTTGAACAAACTCCAAAACACTTCAAAGAAAACTGACTCTCTTTGGAAACCCACTCCGGGTAAACATCAAGTACGAATCGTTCCTTACAAATTCTCTCCTGAGAATCCTTTCATCGAACTATTCTTCCACTACAACATCAACAACAAAACTTACCTTTCTCCATCTTCCTTTGGGCGTCCTGACCCCATTGTCGAATTTGCTGACAAATTGAAGCGAATGGGTGATAAAGAAGATTGGAAAGCGGCTAAGAAAATGGAGCCAAAACTCCGTACTTTTGTTCCTGTTCTTGTTCGTGGTGAAGAAGGTGAAGGTGTAAAGTTTTGGGGATTCGGAAAGACCGTTTACCAAGAAATCTTAGGTTACATCGCTGACCCAGACTATGGTGATATTACTGACCCTAACTCTGGACGTGATTTAACAATTGAGTATGTATCAGCTGAAGATGCTGGAACTTCATACCCAACTACTACACTTAGAGTTAAACCAAATGTAACTCCATTGGCAGGTGATGATGCACAAATTACAAATCTCTTAGAAAATCAGAGTAACATTACCGATATCTACTCAGAGTTATCTTACGCTGAATTGAAATCAGTATTGGAAGGTTGGTTGAACCCAACTGGTGAAGATGGTGAAGAGAGTGTAACTGAACAAACTCTTTCAACTCCATCAGCACCTCAAGCTCAAGCAGCTCCAGCAGCAGCTCCAGCTCCTTCAAACGAAGTAACTACTGAGGAGAAGAAAAAAATGGATGATGTGGCATCTGCATTTGATGACCTATTCAACAATTAATAAGTTACATTTATGGCAAAAACAACAAAAGAGGTGGATTTAGCTAGCATTCTAGCTGATTCATTGAACAAACAATCTAAAGACCAAAAAGTAGCATTCTTTTTGGATGGTGGAGATGCTCCTACCAATGTACATGGGTGGGTATCCACCGGAGCATCGATGTTGGATGTTGCCATTTCTAATCGACCTTATGGTGGATTGCCTGTTGGTAGAATCACCGAAATTACTGGACTTGAACAATCTGGAAAATCATTAGTATCTGCTCACCTCCTTGCTGAAACACAAAAGCAAGGTGGTGTTGCAGTACTGATTGATACTGAAAACGCAGTAAGTAGAGAGTTCTTAGAAGTAATTGGTGTAGATGTATCTAAATTACTATATGTAGCAGCCGAAACTGTTGAACAATGTTTCGAATATACTGAAACCATTATTGAGAAAGTGAGAGTAGCATCAAAAGATAGACTCGTAACAATCGTAGTGGATTCAGTTGCCGCAGCATCAACTGAAAAGGAGATGGATGCAGATTATGGTAAAGATGGATACGCAACTGATAAAGCAATCATCATTTCCAAAGCAATGCGTAAAATCACTAACTTAATTGGTAGACAGAAAATCACATTGGTTTTCACAAATCAGTTGAGACAGAAGATGAACGCAATGCCATTCTCTGACCCTTGGACAACTTCTGGTGGTAAAGCAATCGCTTTCCATGCTTCGGTTCGTTTGAGATTGAAGAGTATGGGAACTATTAAGGTGAAAGAAAGTAGTGGTGATAGAATCGTTGGTATCAAAGTAAGATGCCAGGTTGTAAAGAACCGAATGGGACCACCACTTCGTTCCGCAGATTTCGATATCTTCTTCGATAGAGGAATTGATAACTACGGAGCTTGGTTAGCGATGATGAAAGATAACAAATTAGTTTCGCAGGGTGGAGCATGGTACACTTATGTGGATATCGAAACTGGTGAAGAATTCAAATTCCAAGCCAAAGATTTCCCTGAGTTGTTACAAACCAACGCAGAATTAGAAGAACAAATTTACAAAAGAATTTGTGAAGCAACTATCTTACAATACAAAAGGGATTCATTGGATTCCGATAATTTAGTAACTGATTCAGAAGTAATCGGAGATTAAACAAAACAATAAGTTATGAGCAGATTAAAAGAAATGTTAAAGGCCTCTGCTGAAGCAGATAAGGCAAAAGCACTCCTTACTTTGGAGTTGTTGGAGAAACATCCCGCTGGGATTGGTGACCATTCTACAAAAGATTTCTACGAAAACGCTGAGGAAGCACTTCAGATGTTGGTAGATGCCGATGATAGATTGGAAGCTATTGAGAAGTACTTTGGTAATCCAAGTGTTACTTACACCACAACAACTACATAATGAAGGAACTCTATAAAGATATCCTCAACGAAGTAAATGAGGAACACAAAACGAATCACCTTCGTGAAAGGAATAGTAGAGTTCTGATTATTGATGGACTAAACACCTTCATCCGTAGCTGGACAACCAACCCCACAATGAATGAGGATGGTGACCATACGGGTGGGGTGATTGGTTCACTCAAATCTATTGGATTCCAAATTAGGGAATTTAATCCAACTCGTTGTATTGTTACCTTTGATGGGAAGAATGGTTCAGAATCCAGAAAGAAAATCCACGAAGGATACAAAGCTGGTAGAGAAAAGAACCGATTCAGAGTAAATCGAACCTATGGTGAGATGATGAGTGAAGAGGATGAGAGATTATCAATGAGGCAACAATTTGTTTGGTTGAATGATATCTTAGATTATCTTCCCATTCAAACTATGATTTATGATGGAATCGAAGCAGATGATACAATTGCGTATCTTACCCAATACAATTCAATTGAAGAAGGTAATGAAGTAGTTATTGTTTCAACTGATAAAGATTTCCTTCAATTGGTTTCTGATAAAGTAAAGGTGTTCTCACCCACTAAAAAGAAACTATATGATAGGCAAATGGTTTATGATGAGTTTGGTATATGGCCACAAAACCTACTTTTATATCGTACTTTGGATGGTGATACATCCGATAACATACCGGGCATTAGAGGATGTGGTATTAAAACTCTTTTAAAGAGGTTTCCTGAACTTTCTGAGGATAGGTTGATAACACATGAGGAGTTCTTCCAAATGTGTGAGGAAAAGAAAGGTAAAATCAAATTATATGATGATATCTTAAATGCAAAAGACCAACTCCTAATGAATAAGAGATTAATGGAGTTAGATGAACCACATATTCCAACCAATCAGAAAATGAAAATTTTGGATAGATTCCGAGAAGAGGATATTGAATTTAAAAAAATAGATTTCCT